GCAGCGCCCAAACCAAGTGCGGCCGATGCAAAAAATCCGAGCCCGGCATTCGCCGAAAAAGCCGTGGCGGCCGATGTCAGAACCAGTGTCGCCATAGGATTTACATCTCCAGTTCAGGAAAGCTGAAGGCATAGGCGATGCGCCGCGCCCAGGGCCCGATCGTCTCTTCGCGCACCGCGTGCCCGTTACAGGCATGAATGATCCAGCCAGGCCGGGATATAATGCCGGCATGCCGGGCAGGGGCGCCGCGCGCCATCCGGAACAGCAGCACATCTGCGGGCGCTGCTTGCGTGATCGGGATTTGCAGCAAATGCCGGCATGCGGCGTCGCGCATCAATTCCTGTTCATCCGCTGCCCAGTCCATGGCATAGGCTGGCGCCTGCTCGGGTTCGCTCCCATACAGATCGCGCCACACGCCGCGTATCAGCCCCAGGCAATCACTGCCCGCACCCCGGCAACTGGCCTGATGCTGATAAGGTGTCCCGATCCATGCGCGCGCCGTTGCAATAATCTGTTCGCGCTTCATGTTAATTGCGTCCCGTCATTGCCATCGCCGCTGCGCGGATGCGATTGAATCCAGTCATTTCCGGGCATCAGGTGAAACCCGCGAAAATTCACCGCATTGCTGAACTTTGTCTTGCAGGACGTGAACTGTTTGTCACATCCCGCCGTGATGCTGAATGTGTCCCCCGCCGTGATGATTTTCGGCATGGCCTGCCACAACTCCACCGTTACATCCGTGCCCTGCAGCACATGTTCTTTGACTTCCATGGATAATCCGGCATTGGCGCCTGTCAGCCACCGCACATGCCCGCGCGTAAACCAGCCATTGGCGTAAGCGGCCAGCCCGCTGGCGGTAAAATGGCGCCGGTTGTCCGCCGCCACCGGCAGGCTCAACACCGCGCCCGCACCCTTATATGCCGGCAGGTTCAGATCGACACCGCAGCGCACACTGCCCAGATCGGTATCGCAGCCATATTGATAAAGGCGTCCCTGCGGCTGATTCAGATGATGCGCCATCCCGCGCATCTCTGCGCGAAACGCAACCGGCCCCCGCGTCACCTCGCCCAGATTTCCGCTTGCTATGATAATCCGTTGACTGACATTCTGCCAGTTGACGCGGTAAATCGCAATTTCCGCATTGTCAAATTTTCCGGCCGCCAGATCAGCTTCATTCAGACTGACCGCGCTCAGCGCCCCCATGACTTCCAGATCATCCACATTCAGGCCCAGCGATGTTTCGATCACCCCGGCCTCAAACCCGCTCAGCGCGGAATAAACAACCCCGTCAATGGTCAAATCCCGGTCATGACTGGTAAACCCAAAAACCGCCCCGCCGGCCAGCGTCAGTTTCCAGCAATGGCACAGGCTGGTCGCGCCGCTATCCAGATGCGCCTGCAGGCCCTCAGCTAAGGTTTTCACCGGCGCACCTCCGTCAGCGGAATATTGGGAATCTGCCCGGCGCTGAACGCTGCCTGATTTATTTCCAGAAAATCCGTGTCAAACCGCACCGGCACATCAAAGGCATATCCCGCGCTGACGCTCACCCCCGCGCCAGGCGCCGTGGCGAAGCTGACAATTCCCGTGCTGGTGTCCACCGTGAACAGGCCGGACGCCTGCTCCACGCCGTTCAGCGCCACCCTGACACTTCCCGCCACCGGCTTGGTGATGCGCCGCTGATAGGATTGGCTGCCGCTGATATAGTTTTTATAAAGCTGAAAATTTGTAGCGCTTCCTGTGCCCGCGCCAATGATCTGATTGTTCGGATTGATGGCGCTGCCCGGCGGCGCGGATTGATAGTCACTGAAATCCTTGAACCGGAAGCCGTGCAATCTTCCCCCGCGCGCTTCAAAAAACGCGATCACCAGATGAATATCGCCAAGCGACCGCACGCCATAGCCGGCATTGTAACGCCGCCGTGAATCCGCCCAGGGGCTATTACGCTCCTCAAATCCGCTGGCCAGCGTCACTATTTCCGTGCGCCGTTCCGGCCCGCCGCTTGCGCCAAGGCTGATGCCGGTTGGAAATCGAATTTCATGAAATGCCACTGCCTGGCCTCCTGTTATAAATTGCGCGCGCCGCGTCCCGCCACGCGGGCAAGCATGGCCGCAATCTGCGCCTCTGACCGGCGTATCCCGTCTGCATCCGGCGTCGTCACATTGAAATTAATCGTAAGCGGGCGCGATCCGCCGCCATCCCCCGCGCGCACACCCAGCCTCCCGTCCGCCCCGCGCGTCAGCGGCATGACCGCCTCCGGCCCGGCTTCACCCATCAATCCGGTGGCCCCGCCCGCCAGCGGAAACAGGCTCGGCCCGCTCACCACCCCGCCGCGCGCCAGCGCAATCACGCGCCCCTCGGAAAATGCATTTCCATTGGCGTTGCGCATTGCATTGCCAAGCAGCCCCTTCAGGCCCTGTGTCAACGCCCCGCCAAAGGAATTTGCCGCCGAACGCAGCGTGCGCTGGCTTAATGACAGAATGACCGACTTAAAACTGTCGGACAGATCGCGTCCGCGCGTTGCCGCGCCCGAAAAGGCGCGCACCAATATGTCTCCGGCGTCGCGTCCGGCGCTGGCCAGGGCGCGCAGATCCTGATTATATTCGCGCGTGCGCAGCCGCAGCTCGCTCAATTTCTGCAATTGCTGATCCGTAGACGGAATTATTGCGCCCTCCGTTTGGCCGGTTTCATCGCTGATCGCCATTCTATATTCCTTGATCTGGAAACTGCGCGCATAGCGCATCAAATTCGCTGCGGTTTAACGCCTGCGGCATCGCTCCGCACCTCCCGCTGCCATAATATCCGTCCAGTGCCGCCTGTAATTCGCACGGGCTCATGCGCCAGAAATGATCCGGCGCCAGACGCAGCTGCCCGAAGGCCAGCCCCATCAGGCGCCGCCAGGGAAAGGGCTGTTCGCAGCCTCCTGCTTTTTGGGCCCCGGCCCATCCGCGTCAACCTCCACGCCAAAAGCCGCCTGCAATAAATTGATCACCAGCGTCAGATATCCGGGCACGCCGCCATCGGCCTGCATGCGGGCTACGGCCTCATCGCTGATATCGTTTCCCGCGCCGCGCAAACCCGCGCCAATGACATAAATCGCTTCGCGCGCCGTGATACGCCCGCTTTCGAAACGCTGCGCCAGGGCCAGAATATCCTCACCCTCCAGCTGCGCCTCCAGTTCCGCCAGCGCGCCAAGCGTCAGGCACAATGTATACGCCCTGCCGTCCAGTCTTGCCGTGATCTCACCGCGATGCCTGTTGGTCATGATCAGATCACCGTGAAACTGAGTATGCCGGCACTTTCCAGCGCCAGCGAATAGGTCACTTCGCCGTCATACTCACCGGAATATTCCAGCGCCGTAATCTGAAACGCACCCTGAATAATGCCGAAACTGGGTACAATCAGCTGCCAGTTGCGAATGCTGCCATTAAAGAAAATTCCACGCACGGTTTCATCCGCCGCATCATCGCGAAACACGCCTGTGCCGCTTAATGACGCGGATTTGACACCGCCGCCTTCCAGAATTTCGCGCCAGCCATTAACGCTGTCGGCATTGGTGATATCCACCGGACGCGCGTTCAGCGACAGGCTGCGATTGCGCAATCCCGCCACTGTCACAAATATTCCAGCGCCGGTACTGTCCGCTTTCAACAGCAGATCGCGTCCTTTTTGTGCGGCCATGCCCGCCTCCTTTGTTTTGGGTTGAAATCAAACCGGATGGGTGACGGCGCGGAACCGCACCAGCCCATGCCGCGATACGCCATCGGGATCGGGAAATTCATCGGCGAATACAAACCGCAGATCCACCAGATGATGCCCGCTCAGGCTAAGCGTCACGCCATTCAGCGCGCCTAGAACCGCCGCCATAATCTGTTTCATTTCCTTGCGCCCCTGATAACGCGACCAGATATGAATGCTCAGCGCATGGCTCTCGCCATTCAGATCGCCCGCGCCCCAGGCTGTTGCCGTGGTATCGCCAACCACCACATAGGGAAACGGCGCATTCTGCGGCACATGGTCATAGACCGTTTCGGCCAGAATTAAATCCAGGCGCGCAAAGATCGCCTGTTGCAGTTCCCATCCTGCCGCAGTCATGGCATACCTCTCATGTCAGAATTTTTGAAAGTGATCGAAGCGCTTACCCGGCCACACCCTCTTCGCAGCGGCACTCAAGCCAGGCGCCGCGTTCATTCACATTTATGACGCTGCGGATATTCAGCACGCGCGCCCCAAATAAAAACCGCTCCGCCGGGGTGACATCTGCGCGATGGCGCAGTTCAACCCGATATTCCTGTACAGGTTGCAGCCGCATGGCCTGAACATTCTCACCACCCTGAAGCGGTGTCACCTTTGCCCATAGCTGCGCGACATCGCTCCAGATCAGCGTGCTGCCCCCGCCAGTGTCCGCCACGTCACTGCGCCGTTGCAGGGTCACGCGCTGCCGCAAACCGCCAATCATCTCACAACCTCATAATTCTGTAGGGCGCCAGCAGGGCTTGCACCCCCATTGGCAATATTGGCGATGCCGGGCTGCTTTGCAGAACTTCCCGGTTTTCAAAATAATGCGCCATCAGCATCAGCACCGCCTGGCGCAGCGGTGCGGGCACATCGCCTGGCGCCGGGCCATAGCCGCAGGTGAAATCAATCTGTAATCCGCTGGCGGCGCGTTGCGGCGAAGGCGCGCTGGCGGCATTGCGCAATACCAGCCGGCCCGGCGCACTCGCGCTATCCACAAAATAATTGGCGGCTGGCCAGCTTAGCCCCTGATCGGCATCGTTAAACAGCGTCACCGCCGTTACCGAAATCAGCGGCGCCTTAGGCAGTTCGATATATCGCGCCTTGCCCGCTGAAATTGGGCCTGCACGCACCCCATCCCACCAGTCCTGTGACACAGCGCCGGTCCAGCCATCCAGCATCCAGCGCCAGCCCTGACTGATCAGGGACCGCCCGGTCCAGTTTTCCACCATATGCCTGGCGCTGCGCAAATGCCCGTGCAGCAGGGACAGCTCCTCATCGCTGCCGATGCGCGCATGCGCCAGCGCCTCTGCTTCGCTGACCGGTTCAACTCCCGGCGCGCTCAGCAAACTCAACCGTTCACGGATCATTATCTCTGCTCCACTCTGACGGTGATGGAACGCTCGTCGGTGCGCCCCTGCGATGTCGTGATGCGGTTTGTAAGCTGGTAAATCTGACCTGCCGTTCCGCCTGATACGGTAATGCTGGCTGTGCTGGCGGTATAACTGGCCGAACTTTGCGTCATATCGGCCGGAAAAATCGTCCAGATGCTGCTGCTCAGCGTTTCCCCGTTTTGCAGATAACCGCCGCCCCAATTGATGGTGTAATCCAGTATGGCGCCGGGATCCTTGACATAGACCTGCATATCCGCACTCCTTATGTTGGATCGGCGATTTCAAGATCAAACGCATTCACCGTCATGCTGTTTCCCGCTGTCACCGCCTGTGACGCGCTCAGGCTTGTCACCGCCAGCAGAACGCTCGCGGTATCATCCACCAGCGCCACATGATCGGCTGTGCCGGTGACATCCACCGTAATGCCGGTCTGCTGATTGACCGTCAGCTTGCGCCCGGACACATCGCCATTGACCGGGCCGGTAAAATTCGCCGATGTAATTGCGCGCTGCCCGCAGCGCTTGCCGCTGGGCGAATTGGTGTTCGCCTCGGCGTAACTTACGGGCGCGCCAATGCACACCACCAATTTATCCGCCGTTGTCTTGATATGATTCAGTGCCGCATCCAGCACAACGTCATCGACTGTCTTGGCCATTCTCTACTCCTTGATGATATTGCTTCTGTTGCCCGCGCCTATCGGGGCAATCCTTTGATTGCCGGTTATGCTGCCGGTGCGCGGCTGCGCGGCGATGGCGCCGGTTCTGAACCCAGGTGCATTTTGCGATTGTGACCCTGGCATTGCGGCGTCAAATGGAAATGCAAAATTCATTTCAAGCGGTGAAAACTGATGCGTCTGCACAAGCGCCGCGCCCTCAAGGCTTGCAGCCAGAAAAATCCGGGACGGGTTTAGCGCCGCAGACCCATTCAGGGCCGGGGTTTCAAAACCTGTGGCCAGCAGCGCATCCTGAACGTTCAGACTATGCGCCTGCAAAAGTACCGGCTGCGCCAGCGAAATGCCGTCCAGAACATCGCTTGGATTAAGCGTGACGTTCCCGCCGGCCGGCGTCCACACGCCGCGCCATTCCGCCCGCGGCCGGAACATACAGAACGGATCGCGCGCCAGCATCCGCATTTCCGCATCTGTCAGCGCCCGGTTCCATCCGGCGGTAAAAACTATTGTTGTCGCAGTATTGATTCTGTTCGCGGTTGATTCTGCGCGGCTGCCAAGGGCGAAACCGGATGTTGCATCCCAGATATCCTGGCCCACACCCGCACCGGTTGCCCTTCTTGCGCCATCTATCCAGACCTCCCGGGCAGTCCCCCGGCGGGCGGCGAACAAATGAAACTTTCCATCAATCGCGCCGGCTACCGCCAGCCCTGTCCCCGTAACCCAGAATTCGAAAGAACCCGAAGACGCAGCAGCGCCGCTGGCGTTGAAAAAAAAGTCGGTTCGCGGATTGCCTCCTGTTACAGCTTGCGCAACACCAATTGTCACTGCGGCTTCGGCTGGCGGGTTTGCCAATTGGACAAGTGTAAAATCGCCTGTCCCTGCGCCATCTGATGTTGTTATGGGCGCAAAATTATCCTGAAATAAAAGATTGGAAGCACCCGAAATACCAGCGCCCGCCCCGTATGGCGTGCCGCGCCATTGCAGGGTTGACCCCGCAACCAGATTTGCGCCAGCCAATGGCTGCGCATGCGGCCCCAGCAGCGCGCCTTTACCCGCGTCCGGCCATAATGGCGCGATGAAAGCCAGCCCATTCCAAAGTCTGCGCGCATTGGGCGCAATCAGCGCGGGCGAAACGTTCCAGCGTGGCGGTTTTTCTTGCATCTGATGTGCGGGCCTTTACCGGGGAACAGGGGACAGGCGCGGGACGCCTGTTTTAATAATACCGATCAGCTCACGGATGGTTTCTTGCCGCTCTTTGGTAAGCGCTTGTTTCAGTTCAGCCTGGATCTGCTGTCCGGAAAATGCGGTTGCGCCCTGCGCCTCATAACTGAATTCAAGCCCGCCCGGGGTCTTCCCGGAAAGCCTTACAGAATCATTCTCCTTGCCGCCGCACAATGCCGCTTCAACCTGTCCG